CCCAATCATAGTATTGATCACCTAATACTGCTAATGCTACATCTGAAGGAGAAGACCCATCTGGCAATGTTGTAGTTTCAAACATTGTGACGTATTTTTCCAGATCATCTCTGATTTTACATCTTCTGAAAAGGTTCTTAACAAGACGATATTTGAATTCTTCATCGTCTGTAATACCTTCTCCAACATAAACATTTGGTAGTAAACTGAAATATGCCATATTTAATATCCATCCTCCACATCTGATGCGGTAAGTAGTTTAGTTTCTGTAAATTGTACGTTTAAGACTACTGCTGGAACTTGCATTGTGTCAACGTCAGGAGCAGCTCGTTTTAGTGCATTATATTGGTTATCTGGTGTATAGTTAATATTAATTGCAGAACATACAGAAGGGTGTATTTTGAAATGTAGTTCAGGATTGTTATTTTGTGGCATTAAGTTACCTGATGGATCCATTCTCATAAAACGTATTTCAAATTTAGATGGGATTGTGAAATAACGTCTTGCTTCTGCATTTGTCATTATTTGACTTTTATTGAATGGATCATCGTCTTTACGATCCCATCCAAATAGATCTTTCAATTTACTTAATGTCTCATCATATGGTTCGTATTTGCTACCCTTTTCACCTAACTCAGTTCCTTTCTTTCTTGGTTTCCTTCCTAAGTCACCTGCTTCATAACTTGGGTGAGCACCAGTTTTAAACCATTTAATAATCTGTGCAATATCGTTAGCTTCATTTGGATTGCGAGATAATAGTTTAAAACTAAAGTTGTGATTACGAAAACTCATATTATTGAAGATTTGTTCCGTATAGGGGTTAAAAATTCTTCCCCTTGTCATCTGCTCTAAACTATTAACATCAATACTACCTTGCAATCCTAAGAATCCACTAATACTGTTTGCTGCTTGAGTTAATGCAGATGCACCAAATTCAGGAACTGCTGCCCTTGCTGCAGTTTGTATTGTTGTTGCTAATGTATCAAAATTTATTTCACCGTCTGTGTTTTGCATCATATTTGCGAGACCTATTCCACCAACTCCTAAATCAACCATTCTATAGTTTGCTTGATATTGAGTTGATAGTGATGGAGGCATAGCAAGATAGACTGTATCACTATGAATCACTTTACTTGCATTAACAGATCCTAGATTCCCAGTATAGAATGATTTTGAATCATCTTGGAATTCCATTTGGAATTTTCTGAACCTTACGTAGTCAATTGCATAAGTTGCTCCTTCAGCATCGTTATGTCGGCTCCCGTGCATCACGGGGGCTCTTCGGGGATATCTATATATTGTCAACTTATTGCCTAAATATAACGTGACCTCTTTATATTTATGAAGTATAAGCAAGGAAAATACATTCCTAAGAAACCTAGCAAGTATAAAGGTGATCCTCGTAACGTAGTTTACAGATCATCTTGGGAATATAAGTTCATGCTTTGGTGTGATCAGACCTCTTCTGTCACAGAATGGGGTAGTGAAGAGATTGCTGTACCTTATATTTCGCCTGTTGATAATAAACGACATAAGTATTACCCAGATTTTTATGTCAAAGTGAATAATAAGAAATATATGGTTGAAGTTAAACCTGTAAAGCAAACAAGGGAACCTAAAATACAAAAAAAGGTAACTAAAAGATATATTACTGAAGTTGTGACTTATGCTAAGAATCAGGCTAAATGGAATGCAGCAAAGGAATTTTGTAAAGATTACGGATGGGAGTTCATGTTAATTACAGAAAAGGAGCTTAAAGTATAATGGGAATACCACCTGGAGGTTCGATACACGGTCCGTTTACATCATTACCTAATCCTCAAGGGGCACATTACCCATCCTTGCAGGAGTTTATGTCTTTCTCCTTAAAGGATAAGGATTATTCCCCTGCGAATACTAATTTATTTTCGTTGCATTTAGCAACACCTCGTCTTCTTGGAAATTTTTCTGCTTCAAATTGGGATCAGGATGGCACATTGGGATATGATGATGCTACTTTTATTCCAGAATTAGGTAAGTTACAAAAGTGTTTGAATTTCTATTGCCAAACTGTTTCACTTCCAAGTAAACAGTTAACAACTGCTGCTCTTGTTAATGTTGGTACACCTACAAAATATGCTACAGGTACTGCATATAGCCAAGTCAGTACTACGTTCATTATGCCTAGATCACAGCATACTAGGAATTTCTTTGAAAGATGGACTATGTTGATGGCTCCAGATTCTAATCAATATACAGATTATTATGATCTTTGTATTTCCCCTAGAATGATAATATATAAGTGGGAACGAGGTGGTGGTCGTGATGTTAACCTAGAAAATCAAAATTCTCAATATCAACGTAAGATACCAGGAAAACCAGATCAAACTTGGGAATATCCATTTAATAAAGGTGATGCTGATTGGGGAGATGTAGGTAAAGAATTAAGAGCATACAGATATAAGTTAACTGCTGCTTGGGAATTAAGGAATGTATTTCCTTATAATATTGGATCTATTCAGTTAAATAACTCTGCTGCTCGTTCTATGACATGTACTGTTGGATTCTTCTTTGAAAGATATAGATTTTTTACTGAACAAGATTTTGATAGTCCAGGTAAACGTAAAGGAATTGCTATGCCAATGGATAATTACGTTGATCCAATAACTGATGCCCAGAAAGTTTGGGCTGCTGTAGAAGCAACGCACGATAACTGGTATTAACCCCAGTTAAACCTCACTAAATAATTGTATGAATTGAATTCACTATGCCATTACCTAAATTAAATGTACCTAAGTACAAACTGAAGTTACCGTCCGATAATAGGACTGTGAACTATAGACCCTTTCTTGTTAAAGAGGAAAAACTACTTTTATTAGCAACTGAAACAGGTAGTCAGGAAGATATTGTTGAGGCAATTAAAAGAATTATCGTTGATTGTACAGACATTCACGATATTGATCATTTGCCTACTTTTGATATTGAATATGTTTTCCTTCAAATACGTACTAAGTCAGTTGGTGAAACTGTAGAAGTACAAGTAACTTGTCCTGATGATGAAGAAACTGTTGTTCCTGTCAAGATACCTTTGAATGAAATCAAAGTTAAAAAAGACAAGAAGCACAAGAAAGAGATCAAATTGGGAACCGATATTATTTTGACAATGAACTATCCTAGTTTGGATACGTTTGTTAAGATGAATTTCCAAGATGACGAACCTACTGTTGATGCTGTTTTTGAAATGGCAGCAGGATGCGTAAAGCAAATTGCTGATGCTGAACAAGTATATGATGCTATGGATACTCCTAAAGACGAATTAATAGAATTCTTCGATCAATTGAGTAGTAAGCAATTCCAAGAAGTCCAAGATTTCTTTGATACTATGCCGAAACTTTCTCATGTAGTTAAGGTAACTAATCCTAAGACTAAAAAAGAAAGTGATGTAACTCTTGAAGGATTGTCAGCTTTTTTCGCCTAGCTCTACTTCATACTACCTTACAAACTTATTATGAAGTCAATTTTGCATTAATACACCACCACAAGTGGTCGTGTGAGTATATTGATCATTTGATGCCTTTTGAGAAAGAGATTTATATGAATCTCTTAATGAATTATCTTAAAGAGGAGGATAAACGAATGAAGGATGAGCAAGCAACAAAGAATAAACAATAACTCGTAACTAGTGGCAATAAACAACTTCGCACATAAGTTTGTAAATGCTGGAGTAAAAGGACCATTGACTCCAGGGTTATTTGCTGCCAGAAAATCTATTATGGCAACAAATAGATTGGGTGCCACTATTGCGAGTATTGGTAATGTTGCTAATGATATTAGAAAGGTACGTTTAGCAAGTGCAGCCAACGCAATATTAGCAGAACAGGCAGAACGTAGAAGATTACAAAGAGAAAGGGATGCTGAAGCTGAAGATGCAGCAGAATTAAATAAGGATTTTGAAAAAGGTGGTGATAAATCCCGTAAACCATCAACGGCAGAAAAGAAGAAGGGTAATAAATGGTTTGGTTGGCTAAATGGGTTTTTAGCACCCATAGTCGAGTTTTTTGCTTGGTTAATTAAACTAACGGTTATTAAGAGTCTCTTGGAATGGATGGGGAATCCAGAGAACAAAGAGAGACTAAAGACATTTTTAAAGAATTTTACGCTTGTTGTTAAAAAGCTTGCTAGCTTTGCATCTTGGATTGTAAAGGATAATATACTAGATGGAATGGCCCAATTATTTGGGTCTGGGGGTGAAGACGGCAAAGATTCATTTATGGATCGTGTTGTTGGTCTTGGTAAACTTCTTTTTGGTTTTACTTTACTGAGATGGTTCTTCAATCCTCTAGCGATGATTGGGGATATTGCAGGGATTTTAGATTTTATATTAAACTGGAAAGTACCAAGATTTAGGATAAAGGGATTACAGAGACTTTGGGGTAAACGGTTAAAGAAGGGTTGGAAGACAGTAAAGAATAGTAAGCGAATTAAATCGGTAGTTAATGTCGCTCGAAAACTTGCTAACCCAATAATAAAACCCCTAAAGTTTTTTGCTAAACAGGGTAAATTATTTAAAGCTGGGTTTAAAGGTGGTAATACTGCTGCAGATCTTGCAAAATTAACTGGAAGAACATTTTCTCATATTGCCACTGGTGGTGACAAAGCCAAGGATATGGGTAAGATGTTCAAGGCTGGTGAGAAGACTAAAGACTTATTGTCACGATGGTTTAGTAAAGGTAGTGAAGGTGGCGGCATGCTCAGTAAGCTTTCTGAGTGGCGTAAGTTCACAATGGGTAAGGCTGGTGACTTTGGTAAACTTATTTCTGGTAAATGGAAGGGTGCTGTTGAGACAGTATCTAGTGGTACTAGAAGGATGAAGAAATGGTTGAGTAATGGTTGGGATTATTTGGCTTCTGCACCTAAGAAGGTACAGGATGCAGCATTTAAGAGATTTGTTAAACCAATAGCTACGAAAATCAAACCATTTACCAGTAGAATGCAGAAACTGGGTAAAGGTATAAAGGAATTATGGGCTGGTACACCTATTGGTAAGGTTGTTAATAAGTCGGCTGGGAAAGCCTCTAAAGGTCTTAAAGGAATTCCTGTTATTGGTGGTTTGGTCAACTTATATTTTGCTATTGATTCATTTAAGAATGGTGATACTGTTGGTGGTGTATTAGAAAGTGTAGCAGGTATCTTAGAATTGGGTGGTGCTATTGCTTCGGCAACTGGTGTTGGTGCAGCTATTGGTGGACCAATGATGATTCTTGGAGGAGTCATTGATGCATATTTACTTTCTAGAATAATACCTGGTGGTGTGGGTGAAAGTGTAATGAATTGGGAACGGACTAAGGCTGTTCCTGCATTACAAACACCATTTGAAACTGCTAAACAAGGTGCAAATTACGTTAAGGATAGTCTTGGTAAGAAGATTGGAGAAACCTTTGATGGTCTTAATAAGTTTATAAAAGGTGAAAAGGATGCTGAGGCAACAAGGCATTTAACTGATGAACGTAAGGATGGAGATGGTGTACCAGAGGGACAATGGCCAGATGATGGTAAAGGTTCAGGTAAAGGAGATGGTACAGGTACAGGTACAGGAGGAGATGGTAAACCTAAGAAAAATTGGTGGGAGTCATTTACTAGTGCATTAAGTAATAAAGGACCAATTAATACTAGCAGAAGTAATAGATCTCAAGGTGGTAATAATCAATCTTGGAGAACCAAAAAGAAAACTCCTAAAGTTAAAAAGGAATATAAGTGGTGGGATCCAAGAGGATGGGGATCTAAAGGTGTAGTAAAAGGGAGTAGATCCAGATTTGGAGAAAGTGGTGGTAAGATTCCTTTAGCATTCCTTGGTAAGGTTTTTAGAGGTATTAGTAGAGGTATTGGTAGTGTATTTAAAGGTATAGGTGGTGCTATTAAGGGGGTTATAGGTGGTATACAGGGGATAATGAATAGTCCTTTGGGACAAATATTATCATTTGCTCTACCAATAATGTTCCCTGCTGCTGCTTGGCTGGGACCAGTACTGAAAGGTTTAAATGCAGTATCCGCATTTGCGTCTGGTAATTATCTAGGCGGTATAATGAGTATGGCAGGTGCCATTGGTAGTATTGGTACTAATGCTGCTGGTGTGGTAACTGCTAAGTCTATAATGGGTACTCCTAACTGGATGATTCGATTGCGAACATCTGGTTTTGGAAACTTTATGTCAAATATGCCAGGTAATGTTGACAAGTTCTTAGGAAGTAAGATGGGTAAAATTGGAATGGGAATACTTCAGGGTAATTATGGTGCTGCATTTAATGCTGCTGTAGATGGAACTGGATTGGGTGCTATGTTGGCTAACTTTGGTAACCAGATAGATTCTGCTGGTTTAGGTGGTATATTAGGATCTATACCAGGATTAGGCCCAGCACTACAGAATATTCCAGGAATATCAGATATTGTTGGTATTGGTCAATTAGTAACAGGTGACTTCACACCAACTGGATTCATTCAGAATATGGCAGATAGGCACGGTTTGGGAGGTCTTTATGGTGCCATAATGGGTATGGCAGATGGTGGTGATTTTAATAATGGTCTTAGATCATTAGCAGCAGAATTGAATGTCCCTCAAGAAGTCTTTGGTGTTGTTGATACCTATGCTATGTTGAGTGAAGGTGGAATGTCTGAAAAACAATCAATACAAAATGCTATTGGTAGTTTGCAGATTTTAAGTATTCCAGTTGTTCTTAAACAAATGGTTACTGCACCAACTCCAATAGAAACTGGAAAAAGTGGTGGAGGAGGTAATGCTATGTCGGGTCTTTTAGGACGGTTAGGGTTTTGATAATAAATAGTGTGATGGAGAACTTAATATAATGGCCATTAAGAAAACCACCAGAATTAATTTTTATAAGTTCGTTGATACGAAGATGGAATCTTCCAAGGCAGGAGGAGAAACCACTGCGATTGCGAAGAGTATCAATGTACAAACTTCAGCCATGAACAATATGGGTAATACCATTAATGGTATTGCTAGTGTATTAGTTGATATAAAGAAGATTGAACTCCATAAACTTAAGATGGAGGATGATGCGAAAAGAAGATCCTTTAAACCTAAGTATGATAAGGTAAAACCCAACGCATTTAAAAAATTATTTCAGGCAGTAAAGGCATATAAGGTAAAGGGATTCTTAGAGAGTATGCTTTCTTTCTTGGGTGCTTTACTTAAGTTTTTAATTATTAAACCAGCTTTGCAATGGCTGGGAGACCCGAAAAATAAGGAGAAGATAAAAAAATCACTAGAGACATTAGATA